TTGCCTCCCCCCCGTTGATGGGTAAAATAGCCGCAATTTTTCGTTTTCAACAAGCGCGGCGCGATGCCGCTTACTCAAGAAGAAAGAATTATGACGTTGTCTCCTTATTTGCAAGAGGTGGCGAAGCGCCGCACTTTTGCCATTATTTCTCACCCCAATAATTAAGCCCAAATAAAAGCTCTTTTACTCTTTCAAAATCCTTTCAATTAATTGAGTGATAATTATATAAATCATTTAATAACATGATGTTATGTGATTTCTTTGATTGAAAATTCTTTCATGTAACTTTAAATTGATCAGGTTGCTTTCATCAAAAATCTGTACATGTGATTGTACATAATGTACAAAACAGCAGAGGTTTTTTGTTATTTGTACAAGGTGAGTAATGGCGCTGTCTGATGCGTGGTTGCGTTCAGTCGTTGGAAAGGAACGTGATAAGGTTTTGGTTAAATCCGATCGTGATGGTCTGTCTGTTAGAGTATCACCGAAAGGTCGCGTAGTGTTCCAATATCGTTATCAGTGGGCGGGGAAAGGTGAGCGTCTTGATATCGGAACTTACCCAGCAACTGGACTAAAAGAGGCCAGAGAAGAAGTTATCCGTCTTCGTGGTGAACTCGAGTCAAACCGCAATCCACGATTGGTCAAGCTGGCAGAAAAACGTAAAGCTACTGAAGCCATGACGGTAGAATCTGTGATCCGTGCTTGGTATGAAGCATATTGTGTAAAAAATAAAAAAGGTTCTGAACAGATACTCCGCTCGTTTGAGCTGCACCTGTTCTCTAAAATCGGGAATATCCCTCACGATGCAGCTACATTGCATGATTGGTTAGAAGTCCTGGAGCCTCTTAGCACTAAGACTCCAGCAATAGCAGACCGATTGCTAATTAACGCAAAGCAGGCCCATGTCTGGGCGTATAAGAGAAAGCTCATTGAAACTCGCCCGCTGTCGGATATCACGGGTAAAGATATGGATATCCGTAAAGGTCAGAAGAAACGGTTTCTGACACATGATGAAATTAAAATCCTTTATGCTGCGATCGATGGTTCTCGAATGGTTCCTAAATACCGGGCCTTCATTAAACTATTGCTGCATTTTGGTTGCCGTAGTTCAGAGCTAATTACTGCCAAGGTGGACGATTTTGATTTCATTAATAAAATATGGACTGTACCACCAGAACGACATAAGACAGGGGATATAACAGGCGAACCGCTAAAGCGGCCCATTATTGAACCGGTTGAAGAGCTTATAAAATACGTTATCTCTATGAACAACGGTTCCGATATGCTTTTTACTAAGGAAGGAAGCAGGGAACCAGTTGGTCGGACATCATTGCAGTCGCTGCCTTACAATTTAATGCAGTACGCATGGCGGCGTTTGGGGTATCAATTTCCTCATTGGTCTCTTCATGATTTGAGACGAACTGCACGAACAAACTTTTCTGATCTTACTGCGCCTCATATTGCTGAAATAATGCTCGGTCATAAACTGCCAGGTGTATGGCAAGTTTATGACAAGAGTGATTATCTAGAAGAACAGCGTAAAGCCTACCAGGCATGGTGGGAGAGAGTTGAATCGATTGTTACTTGTACTCGTTCAGGCTCGAAATGATATTTTGCGTAGCTAGAACGCAATCAAATCTAGCAGTCCGCTTTGTTCGGAGTTCGGACATTATGAGTTGGCAAGTAAAGTAGCTTGCTAGGAAGCCGGATTTGCACGGTCGGTATAATAAGATGTAACCCCTTGCCTTCATTTACTCGAATGAACGTGCACATTGGATAGGAGGAAAAGGAATGCAATTCATTACCAACGGCCCTGATATTCCTGATGAGCTTTTGCAGGCGCACGAGGAAGGGCGCGTTGTGTTCTTCTGTGGAGCAGGCATTTCCTACCCTGCTGGTTTACCTGGTTTCAAAGGGTTGGTAGAACTAATTTACCAGAGGAACGGAACAACACTTTCAGAAATTGAGCGTGAGGTTTTCGAGCGTGGGCAATTTGACGGCACATTAGATTTGCTGGAACGGCGCTTACCAGGGCAGCGTATAGCCGTCCGACGCGCGTTGGAAAAAGCCCTTAAGCCAAAGCTCCGTCGTAGGGGCGCTATTGATACTCAGGCGGCGCTGTTACGTTTAGCCCGTAGCCGCGAGGGTGCCCTTCGATTAGTCACTACCAACTTTGACCGTCTCTTTCATGTGGCAGCTAAACGTACAGGCCAGGCTTTTCAGGCCTATGTAGCGCCGATGCTGCCAATTCCAAAAAACAGCCGCTGGGATGGACTTGTATACCTGCATGGGCTGTTACCGGAAAAGGCGGATGATACTGCCCTGAATCGTCTGGTTGTTACCAGCGGTGACTTTGGCTTGGCTTATCTCACTGAGCGTTGGGCAGCTCGCTTTGTGAGTGAGTTATTTCGTAACTATGTGGTCTGCTTTGTTGGCTACAGCATCAACGACCCGGTACTGCGCTACATGATGGATGCGCTTGCAGCAGATCGGAGGCTCGGTGAAGTCACACCACAAGTATGGGCACTGGGGGAGTGTGAGCCGGGGCAGGAGCACCGGAAAGCCATCGAGTGGGAGGCCAAAGGGGTCACTCCTATCCTTTACACCGTACCGGCGGGCTCCACTGATCATTCAGTGCTGCATCAAACGTTGCACGCTTGGGCAGATACTTATCGAGATGGTATACAGGGCAAAGAGGCTATAGTCGTCAAACATGCTCTGGCCCGCCCGCAGGACAGCACTCGTCAGGACGATTTCGTTGGTCGGATGTTGTGGGCCTTGTCAGATAAATCAGGTTTACCAGCAAAACGCTTTGCGGAACTCAATCCTGCTCCGCCGCTGGATTGGTTATTGAAAGCTTTCTCGGACGAACGATTTAAATACAGCGATCTGCCACGCTTTTGTGTATCTCCGCATGTCGAAATTGACCCGAAACTCCGATTCAGTCTGGTTCAGCGTCCTGCGCCCTATGAGCTGGCCCCGCAGATGTCGCTGGTTTCTGGATGTGTCAGTGCTAGCAAATGGGATGACGTAATGTCCCATATAGCCCGTTGGCTAGTTCGTTATCTGGGCGACCCTAGGTTGATCATATGGATTGCTGAACGCGGCGGACAAATACACGACCGTTGGATGTTTCTGATTGAGAGCGAACTAGATCGCTTAGCAGCACTGATGCGGGAGCGTAAGACTTCTGAGTTAGATGAAATTCTCTTGCATTCCCCCCTGGCTATTCCTGGTCCACCTATGTCTACTTTATGGCGGCTTCTGCTTAGTGGTCGTGTGAAATCGCCATTGCAGAACCTGGATTTGTATCGTTGGCAAAACCGCTTAAAGAATGAAGGCTTGACGACTACATTGCGCTTGGAGTTACGCGAGTTGCTTTCTCCCAAGGTTATGTTGAGGCGGCCGTTTCGCTATAGTGAAGACGATTCGAGCAGCACTGATGAACCCTTGCGAATCAAGCAATTGGTGGATTGGGAGCTGGTGCTGACTGCTGATTACGTACGTTCAACCCTGTTCGACCTTGCTGACGAGTCATGGAAATCGTCCTTGCCATACCTGTTGGAAGATTTTCAGCAGTTGTTGCGTGATGCACTGGACTTGTTGCGGGAGTTGGGAGAGTCCGACGATCGTCACGACCGCTCGCATTGGGATTTGCCGTCCATCACTCCGCACTGGCAGAACCGGGGGTTCCGCGATTGGGTGAGCCTGATTGAATTACTTCGGGATTCATGGTTAGCCGTTCGAGCCAAAGACAGCGATCAGGCCACGCGCATTGCTCAGAATTGGTTTGAGTTGCCATATCCCACCTTCAAACGTCTGGCACTGTTTGCCGCAAGCCAAGACAACTGCATACCACCTGAGCGGTGGGTTAATTGGTTGTTAGAGGACGGTTCATGGTGGTTGTGGGCCACGGATACTGGGCGAGAGGTATTCAGACTGTTTGTTTTGCAGGGACGACATCTGACAGGAATTGCACAAGAGCGTCTGGAAACTGCTATCTTGGCAGGGCCTCCGCGCGAGATGTACGAGGATAATTTGGAAGCAGACAGGTGGCATTATTTGGTGGCTCATTCCGTCTGGTTGTGTCTAGCGAAGCTCAGGGGAGCGGGCCTTGTTTTGGGAGAGTCTGCGGCTACACGTTTGACGGAAATATCCACAGCATACCCAAAATGGCAACTGGCAACCAACGAGCGTGATGAATTCTCTCACTGGATGAGCGGAACCGGTGATCCAGGCTTCGAGGAGAGTATAGATGTCGACATTGCGCCCCGTAAGTGGCAGGAATTAGTGCAATGGCTCGCAAAGCCTATGCCAGAAAGACTGCCTTTCTATGAGGACACTTGGAGTGATGTTTGCCGTACGCGCTTTTTTCACAGTCTGTATGCGTTACGTAAACTATCACAAGATGATGTGTGGCCTGTTGGTCGGTGGCGTGAAGCTCTGCAGACTTGGGCTGAACCAGGGATGATTTTGCGTTCGTGGCGGTACGCCGCACCGTTGGTGCTTGACATGCCTGACGCAGTACTTCAGGAGATTTCCCACGCTGTCACTTGGTGGATGGAGGAGGCTTCGAAGACCATCCTCTGCCACGAGGAGATTCTACTGGCCCTTTGTCGTCGGGTTCTGATGATAGAAACAAGCCCAGAGTCTAGCACCATTCGAAACGGAATTGAGACCTATGATCCTGTTTCTACGGCGATCAATCATCCCATTGGGCATGTCACGCAATCACTGATCACCCTATGGTTCAAACAGAACCCGAATGACAATGATTTGCTTCCTGTTGAATTGAAAACACTTTTCACCAAATTGTGTAATGTACAGATAGAGCTATTCCGCCATGGTCGGGTGTTGCTGGGGTCGCGGCTGATCGCATTTTTTCGCGTAGATCGACCTTGGACCGAACAGTATCTATTGCCCTTGTTTGCTTGGAGTAATCCCGTCGAAGCAAAAGCTGTGTGGGAAGGCTTCCTCTGGTCGCCACGCCTGTATGAACCGTTGCTGATAGCTTTCAAGTCAGATTTTTTGGAGAGCGCCAATCACTATTCTGATCTTGGCGAGCACCGGCAGCAATTCGCTACTTTCCTGACTTATGCAGCTCTGGGCCCTACCGAGGGATATACCGTGGAGGAGTTCCGAACGGCAATTAGTGCTCTTCCACAAGAAGGTCTGGAGGTAGCCGCGCAGGCGTTATACCAGGCACTTGAAGGTGCGGGCGATCAGCGCGAGGAGTATTGGAAAAATCGTGTCCAGCCATTTTGGCAACAGGTTTGGCCAAAGTCCCGCAACTTGGCCACCCCACGCATATCCGAATCGTTGACTCGTATGGTGATTGCTGCCCGAGGTGAATTTCCGGCGGCTTTGGCAGTGGTGCAGGACTGGCTGCAACCGCTCGAACACCTTAGCTACGACGTTCGCCTTTTGCTAAAATCAGATATTTGCAGCCGATATCCTGCGGACGCTCTATCCCTGCTGAATGCCGTGATTGCCGAACAACACTGGGGGCCTCGAGAGTTGGGGCAATGCTTGCTTCAAATTGTTCAAGCTGCTCCACAACTGGAGCAAGATGTTCGTTATCAGCGATTAAATGAATATTCTCGAAGGCGCAGCGTGTGAAAGTGACAGGCGTTGGACAGTGCGAACTGTGGAGCCTAACAAGGTAAAGACACTCTAACTGATAATGCTGCGCCGCTCGAGCAATGCAATACAGTTTTTATCTAGCGGTGAATTATGGTGTTAAAAGTTAGCCCCTGACACAGGGTGGGTAGTTGGCTCTGTGTCATTGATGGGTATTAGTTCTGATATGAGCTAATACCCATCACTCAATAACTCCAGCAAACCTGTATATCTTGCGTGATGCCCATTTATTTGGGCAGGATTTAATATCAGGATCTGGAAAGTCAGGCCTGTATTTCTGGCCAGTTCTCCTGTTTACGCTGTTCCAGCGAAGAACGGTCGATACTGAAACGCCACAGAAGTCGGCGACTTGTTTAGTTGTCATTAAGTTGTTCATTACTTCACCTCCTGCGGTGGCTCCGGTAGCGGCATCCAGTGGGTTACTTTCGATGCCGGTTCTTCCCCATCGTCAGTAACTGCCCACCATTTGTTTCTCGACCAATCGTAATACCCTTCGAAGATATCGTACTCAGTCCAGCCGTAAGACTTACCCCAACACCAAACATACTGTTTATCATTCGGCATTCGCTCACTACAGCTTATCCAACCATCCGGAGTTACCGGAGAGTTGCCCGATAGTTTGTTCAACTTGTAAGTCTGGCTTACAGGTTTGGCACCATGAAGCATGGTGGCGCGGCAGGCGTTCCAGCCTTCATCAAAGCCGACTATGCCATTATTTAAAGACGGACGAGCATCTGGCACCACCGGCACTGGCCTGGCTATATATAGCGGCTGAACATACCAGCCCTTTGATAACCAACTGTCAGCAATGTTTTTACTCCTCGTTATTGCCGGAATACCTAAGCCATTTTCTGAATGCAGCCATGCCACCGGCTCCTCTTCTAGCGATGCCAGAGCAATTTCATAAGCACGGCGCTCAATATCGTCTCGAACCTCTAGGCTGCTGATTCGTTCTTTGATTTCTTTAATCAGTTCTTTATTGGTAAATGTGGTCATTATGCTCCAGCCTCCGGCGCTTTTGGCATTACTGCCCAGTGAGTGATATTGAAGTTTTCAAGGTCCCCGACCTGAAATGTCCACTGCCATTCTCCGGTTTCTTTTTGTCCCCAGGTGTACCAGAGAGAACGCCAGCCAATCAGCCAGCCTTCTCCGTTAGCATCAAATAACAGAACACTTTCATTTGCTGGTGGCAGTTCAGCTGACACTGGTATTATTTTGTTTTCCAGTGCCGCACATTTAGCTTCAAGCGCGTCGAATTTACGTACCAGGTACTCAGCATTTGTTTCGTTCACTTTCAGATCTCGCGGTACACATTTCCCGCGAAGAAACCCTTCCATTTCGAAAACATTCATGCGCATTTGCGTAAATCCGATAACTCGTTAAAACGTTCCATAAACATCCCGTAGGCATGGCTAGGTGCCAGTGGAATCACGTTGAACATCTCTGTTGCCGGGATGCCTTCCAGTACAGGCCAGAAAGAGCCATCATCAAGCCCGAGATCGCGGCGTTCGGTTGCCAGCATGATAAGATCGGCATATTTCACGGGCGTACTCATAACTGGGGGTAACCCGTATTTCTCACGGATTACGGCGTCAATTTTTTCTTCCATCCGTTTATAGTCAGGAAGAAGGCGTTTCAGTGGAGCGGGAATATCCTGGCAATACGCTTCTGTTGCATCATGCATTAACGCTTCAAAAGCAAATTCCTGCGGTACCAGTTGGCTGGAAAGCACCGCATGTTGGGCGACGCTGTAGAAGTGTGAAAGATGTCCTGCAAAGCGACAGATATTTGAAAGGGAAACTGCGATATCGTTAATCACGATGTCGTCTTTATTTATCCTGTCATAATAAAAATGCTTCCCGGAAAAAGTTTTAATAAATGACATTTTGTTCTCCACGTATATGTGCTGCACCATATTGAATTCTGGTAAAAGGAAGCCCTCACCATTCGGTGATTATTGAGTTAATTACGTTTCCATAAATGCCCCCGCAGGGGCATTTGCAGTAATGAAATCAGGCGGTGAAAGTACCAATAAAGGTTTCGACTTTGCTATCTTTGAATTTCTCAACAAGCAGATCACGAAATTCGTTAGCCATTTCTTCCTGCACCGTCTCCAGCTGAATAATGCGCAGAACCAGTACAGGACGATCGCCAGTGATAATGCTGAGGCGTAATTTAAACGGACGTTCTTTCAGGCCTTCAAACGGAACGCATTTAAATTCAAATGCCACTGGCATAATATCTTTGGTCTTCGCTTCGACAGATTCCATCAGGGAGCGTTTGCCGCTGAAGTCATTATCTTCAAAATCAGCGGTCTGGTTTGCTTCAATCGTGATTTTACGGACTGCCGCAGCCGCTTTTATTGCCTGAATAGCGTCACCATTAGCATCAAAGCCCACAAGGTAGTCGGCCCAGTCTTCAATCCATTCTGCCAGTGACTTCTGGGAGTTACGCTCGCCGTTAACAGACAACAGGGCAGAGAACGGTGCTGTCTTTTTCAGTTTGAGAGTGGCGGTGTTATCTGCGTGACCTGGTTCATCAATAGTACCCAGGTTAAGTACACTGACGGCACGCATATTATCAGCATCGATAAAGCAGCGGGTGCCTTCATCTGCAAGATCTTTAGAATAACGGGTAAAGTCATCGATGCTGGCAGTGGAAAGCGCACCACGGAAACGGAAGCGATTTAAATTAAATTTTTCCAGATCATGAATGCGGAAATTCTCGGGCAATGCCACAGCATCGGCACCAATCTTACTGATAATTTCATTAACACCCTGAGCAGAAATAAGGGCATGGATTTGATTAATTGCGGTTGCGTCTAAGTTCTGAGACATAATAAGTCCTCACTATATAAAGATATTCAGTGATGAGATAAATAATCAGTTAATTAAGAACGATATTAATGACCTGCTGCGCGTAGTTTTCCGTCAGGTTCACCGGCAAGAGTCAGTAATTGTCCCTGGTCTTCCTGCAGAATAGTCAGACGACCACCGCGATTGACATACATCGGCGTTTCGGTGGTGTCTTCTTCGGAAATTTTCCCGCGGTTAGTCGGGCGAACATATGAGAGTTTGTGTTTGATTTTCACACGGTTCTCATCAAATGGTTCGATTTCCAGGTTGAGTGAGACCTTACCTTTGGTTTTCGTGTTCATCACACCGGAAGCGACTTCACTGAGAACTGCGCCGATTTTGGTTTCAAATACGCCGCCGTCCAGCTCCCCGATAAATGCCTGCACATCAGTACTGCGTTCGCTAGCCATTTTGCTGCTCCTCATCATATCGACCCTGCAAGGTCGGTTGGTTTCTCCACAAAACAGAGAAGAACACCTGCGGTGGCAGCCGCCCGGATGGATTGGGTTATGAGCCCGTCGTCCGGTGATGCTCTTCTCTGTTTTGTAAAAAGAGCGGTACCAGCCGGAAGCAAGTGTACAAACTGGTACCGCCAAAGCAGTGGCTGTTGTGGTGGGGTTGTCACTCAGGCGTATGGTCAACCTGACAATCCGGTGTCCTCAACGGGGAAAGAGTAACCCCGCCATACTTACCGCCGCGCCATTTCGCGGATTACCACAACGCTGAGAGCACTTAGCCAGTTACGGCACCACACTTTGTCGCGGCTCCATAAATGCCCTCATCGTTGCACCCTGGTCTCTTCCCAGGCGTCAAACCGGATCGCCACGCTGGTTAGGCGTCTTATCAGCATCATCATTGACTTGCACATTCCGGCTACCTGGTTTGTTTGCCCGAGCAAGAAGTGGATTGTCCCCTTTAACGTCCCCAGACCGCTAACGACGCATGTGCCATACGCCGTGTTACAACCAAATTTTGTTTGAATCTTGCCTGCCTCATGTTTCTTTTGGATACATTATGTATCTCATGGGTACATTGTCAAGTATAAAAAAACCTGCCGAAGCAGGTTCATAAATATTGATTAGGCCTTTATTGTGTATCTTCTTGGTTTTCCCGAGAAAATCACTGTACCAATTATAGAGCAATTACCGTTAATCTTAATGTAAGGCTCAGGCCAGTTTGGGTTTAATGCTTTGAGATAACGCTGTGTTCCATCTTCTATCAATCGCTTGAAGGTGGTTTCGCCTGTATCGTGCATCAATGCAATAACGTCGTCACCGTGGCAGGCAGGGACTTCGGGATCAACAAAAATCATGTCTCCAGGGCGGTACTCATCAATCATTGAATCACCAATCACCCGCAAGATATAAGTCATTTCGCCACAGGGTACAGGGCAGGGATAAGTTTCTGCTGTGCTCAAATCAACCTCAGAATAGCCAACTTCTTTCCATGCTCCGGCCTGTACCCATGATATGACAGGGACTAACGTTATTTGTTTGTTAGTGATTGAAACATCAGGTTTTTTTGTGATGTTCGTTGTCTGGTGTTCTTGATCAAGCCATCCGACAGGCAGGTCGAAACATTTTTCGATGTGCCGTGCCATGCTGTCACCGATATTTTTAGTAGCGCCATCCCCCATAAACCTGCTGGTTTGGGTTGGCTCGCGATCAATCATGGTGGCAAAGGATGAATTTCCGCCAACACCATCTCTCAGTTTTCTGGCGTTAGACCGCCGGATGTCATGGATTGTTTTCATAACGAAATTAAAACCTTTGTACCGATAAGGTACAAGTATCTTGAAGGTTCATTTTAATCATGTAATATGTATACCGGAGGTACATATTGTATGAAAGCGTATTGGGACTCTTTAACCAAAGAACAGCAGGGCGAGTTGGCCGGAAAAGTTGGCTCAACACCTGGCTACTTACGGCTGGTTTTCAATGGTTATAAAAAAGCCAGTTTTGTGCTGGCGAAAAAACTTGAGCAATGCACGTCAGGTGCAATTACGAAATCTGACTTAAGACCGGATATCTATCCGAAAGATTAACAGAACACCTTCAATTTTTAACCACAGAACGATGAGGCTAACCGTGGGTAAGTATCACTGGAAAGTAGAAAAACAGCCTGAGTGGTACGTGAAAGCTGTCAGAAAAACTATCGCAGCGTTGCCGGGTGGTTACGCTGAAGCAGCTGACTGGCTGGATGTAACAGAGAACGCATTATTTAACCGCCTTCGTGCCGATGGCGATCAGATTTTCCCGCTGGGATGGGCAATGGTTTTACAGCGCGCGGCTGGCACTCACTACATTGCGGATGCTGTCGCACAGTCTGCTGGTGGGGTGTTCGTATCGCTTCCTGAAATTGAGGAAGTAGAGAACGCCGATATAAACCAGCGCCTGCTGGAAGTCATCGAACAGATCGGGAATTACTCAAAGCAGATTCGTTCGGCAATCGAAGATGGGGTCGTGGAGCCACACGAGCAGACAGCAATTAATGATGAGTTGTATCTGTCAATTTCGAAGCTCCAGGAGCATGCAGCACTGGTCTACAAAATCTTTTGCGCTCCAGAAAAGAGTGACGCCCGCGAGTGTGCAGCTCCGGGCGTCGTGGCGTTTTGTGTCTGTGGAGAAACTAACGCATGAACAGTTTAACGGCAAATAACCGTTTGTCGCAACAGCTGGTGGTCAGTGTCGCTGAACACCTGTTGTTACGGCATGAATGCAGATTACCAAATCACCTGGCTGTAAGTAACCACAGAGAACTTTACCTGACTGTGGGGGGCGAGTTGTGCAGGAAATTAACCGCTGGTTTCGTGACGGAAGAGGGCTTTATGTCCATGTTATTCGTTGGGAGCCAGAAACACAGCGCGTTATCTATCTTCGCAAAGACTACCCGCATGAGTGCTTTAGTCCTTTGTGGAAATTCAGGCGTGATTTTGTTGAGTGTGAAGGACCACCAGCACATTGATTCTGCCATTCCGGGACGTTACACTGTTCAGGCACCTTATAAAGCGGGTGCCGGGATTGGCGTCCTGGAAATGTTATCGGCGATATATGACGCGCCAGCGTCTTTTTTATCGTCTGCGTCTGCGCACACCCAAATTATGGTGGGCTGGACGGGGGCACTGAAAGGTGCGCCGGTTTCCGATAACGCCGGTTACGCCAACCCCGTTCAGTTCACCACCAGCGAAATTGGCGTTTCCGGTGGTGAAGGTAATTCACTGTTATCGGAGGCTACCATCATGGCTACTGTCCCAGCCCTCACTCGTCTGAATGATGAAGACTTACATAAACTCAGTTATGTAACAACTGCACTACGTGCTCTGCGCAAGGTAACTCTTTCGGATCCGCAGGCGCATCAGGTTCTGGTAGAAACCCTTCTTAACTTGCAGGCTGAACGTATCCGTTTGGCGGATAAGGCTAATTTTCATATTCACCGTCTCCTGAATATCAGCGGAGGGCATCGTCATGCTTAATCCGTTGATCCTCAATATTTGCCGTTTGCTTCAGCGCAAAAAAACATCAATTCCTACAGTTGGGCAGTGGTACACCACGCCTGCAGGGCATGTTCTACGTGTTAGCCTGGTTGACCGTGAATGTCAGAAGGTGGTTTGTGAACCGCTGGGCCGTAATTACCGCGTCAGTATGCCGCTTATAGCCTTTCGCTCCGGAAAAAACATGAAGCATCTCGGAGGTGCAGCATGAGTATGGAGCTGATGGTTAAAGCGATGAAAATTCGAGTGGGTAATCCATTGCGAAAACTGGTTCTGATCAAGCTGGCTGATAATGCCAGCGATCAGGGTGAGTGCTGGCCCAGCTACCAGCATATTGCTGACCAGTGCGAGATTAGCAAACGTTCTGTGATGAATCATATTGCGGCCCTTTGTGAGTCCGGGCTGGTAAAAAAAGTCACCCGGAAAGGTGAAAAAGGTAACTCAAGTAATATCTATCTCCTTCATCTTGATGGTGCAGGAGATTCACTAGGGGGTAGTGCAAATAATTCACTATCTGGTGCAGCAAATTCACCAGGTAGTGCAGGAGTTGCACCAGGGGGTAGTGCAGGAGATTCACCCAGAACCAGTCACTCTTTTGAACCAGTCAAAGAACCAGTCAATGAACCAATAGCTGTTGGTGCATCTGCTGATGAGTCTGTGCGAGTTCGTTCAAACCGACCGGAATACTCTCCGGAGTTTGAGCAGGCATGGCTGGCCTATCCCAAACGTGCTGGTGGCAATTCAAAATCTGCAGCCTTCAAAGCCTGGAAAGCCCGTTTGAATGAGGGGGTAAACCCCGAAACCATGCTGGAAGGTGTGAAACGCTACGCGGGCTGGGTATCTGCGATGGGTAACAGCGGCACACAATTTGTGAAACAGGCTGTCACGTTCTTTGGTCCGGATCGTCATTTCGAAGAATCCTGGGAAGTTCCTGCAGTATCTGCAGCCAGACGCGAGGACCCGTACTTCAAAGCCAGTTACGACAACGTGGACTACAGCCAGATCCCGGCAGGATTCAGGGGGTGATTATGAGTCTTTTGAATGAAGTTCAGAAATTCATTGAAGCCCATCCGGGGTGTACTTCCGGAGACATTGCGGATGCTTTTGCTGGTTACTCACGGCAGCGCGTTCTGCAGTCAGCAAGCAAGTTACGTCAGAGTGGGCGTGTGGCTCACCGTTGTGAAGGAGATACACGCAGACATTTCCCGCGCCTGACTGAGAGAGCGCAGGAGCCGGAACCACAATCTGTTCGTGAAACCAGACCTGTGCGCAATTTCTATGTCGGCACTAACGACCCCCGGGTGATTTTGTGCCTGACCCGCCAGGCTGAAGAACTGGAGTCCAGGGGCTTATTCCGTCGAGCTGCAACGGTGTGGATGGCGGCATTCCGTGAAAGCCACTCCCAGCCAGAACGAAACAATTTTCTGGCGCATCGTGAGCGGTGCTTACGGAAAAGCAGCAAGCGCGCTGCATCGGGTGAAGAGTGGTATCTGTCAGGGAATTACGTGGGGGCTTAATGAGTAATAAATATTGCCAGGCGCTGGTGGAGCTGCGGAACAAACCAGCCCATGAACTGAAGGAAGTGGGCGATCAGTGGCGCACGCCGGACAACATTTTCTGGGGAATTAACACCCTGTTTGGCCCGTTTGTTCTGGATCTGTTCACTGATGGTGATAACGCCAAATGTGCCGCTTATTACACTGCGGAAGACAACGCGCTGGCGCATGACTGGTCTGAACGTCTTGCGGAGCTTAAAGGTGCTGCCTTTGGTAATCCCCCGTACAGCCGCGCCAGTCAGCATGAGGGGCAATACATCACCGGCATGCGTTACATCATGAAACATGCCAGTGCCATGCGTGATAAAGGTGGGCGCTATGTTTTCCTGATCAAAGCTGCCACCAGCGAAGTTTGGTGGCCGGAAGATGCAGACCATATTGCTTTTATTCGCGGGCGTATTGGTTTTGAACTGCCAGCCTGGTTTATCCCGAAGGACGAGAAGCAGGTGCCGACAGGCGCTTTCTTCGCTGGTGCTATTGCTGTTTTCGACAAGACCTGGAAGGGACCGGCAATCAGCTACATCGGGCGCGATGAACTTGAGGCATGTGGTGAGGCCTTTCTGGCGCAGGTTCGCCAGCAGGCGGAAAAACTGGTCAGGGAGATGGCGGCATGGCGACATTAACTCAATGCCAGCAGCAGGTGCTGGATATGCTGATTTCTTACCAGAAAGAACGTGGCTTCCCGCCAACCAATCAGGAGGTGGCAACCATGCTGGGATACCGTTCAGTGAATGCAGCGGTGGAGCATCTTCGCGCACTGGAGAAAAAAGGCGTCATCACGATAAAGCGTGGCGTGGCCCGGGGGATAACGCTTCATACCGCGGTGAAGGACGACGACAGCGAGGCGGTCGGGATTATCCGCTCACTGCTTGCCGGTGAGGAAAACGCAAGGCTGCGTGCAACCCACTGGTTACATGAGAGGGGCCTGAAAGCATGAAGCTGATCCTGCCTTTTCCGCCCAGCGTGAACACGTACTGGCGACACCCCAACAAAGGGGCGTTTGCAGGTAAGAGCCTGATAAGCGCGGCGGGGCGCAAATTCCAGAGCGCGGCGGGGCGCAAATTCCAGAGCGCGGCGTGCGCAGCAATAGTTGAGCAGTTACGTCGTCTGCCAAAACCAACGTCGGCACCTGCTTCAGTGGAGATCGTGTTGTTTCCTCCGGATAACCGGATCCGCGATCTGGACAACTATAACAAGGCGCTGTTTGACGTCCTGACCCACGCGGGTGTGTGGGAAGACGACAGTCAGGTGAAAAGAATGCTGGTGGAGTGGGGACCGGTTATCCCGGAGGGGAAGGTCGAGATCACTATCAGTAAGTACGAAAAAGCGAGTTGCAAATTAGCAACTCGGTAACGGAATTGAGCAACACCCTAAATTTGGGTATTACCTCGTTAAAGATACTGTATTTATGAACAGTGTATCCTTGATAACTATTAAAAATCGCAGTAAGTTCATCCTGCATCAACGAAAAGGGAGTGCAGTCCCGCTCGTGGATAAAAATTTGTGGAGAAACCAATGAATCAGTTGCTTGTAATTGATGGCGTTTCTGTGCGCCAGTACTTCGAATCTAACTACTGTCTTAACGACCTTCAGAAAGCTGCTCTTCTTGCCGCTGGTGAGAATCGCTCCTCCCGTTCGCTGGAAGTTCACGAGTTTATGCGTCGTCCTGAAACGAAGGCTCTTGTGGAATTATTGGAAGAAGAAACTACGGGAGATTCCCGTAGTATTCCTGTCATCACCATTCAGGGGCGCAATGGTGGGACGTATGTCTGTAAAGAGCTGGTCTATGCATATGCAATGTGGATCAGCCCGGCATTCAGCTTAAAAGTGATACGTACTTTTGATGCGCTTCATAATTCATCACCAGAAGAAACCACATCCGACAAAATTAAATCCGGGGTCATTCTGCTTGAATCAGCAGCAAAGACTCTAAATCTGTCAAACTCCTCGAAACTTGGTGCATACCAGAAATTATCAAAGGTAGCTGGTCTTCCTGAACTTATGCCGATCTATGCCATTGATGCACCTGCTGATGCGCCAGATGGTTCAAGCCGCCCTACGCTGTCGCTGAGTGCACTGCTGAAGCAGTATGGTATCCGCCTGACGGCTAATCAGGCATATCACCAGATGGCGAAGCTGGGGATCGTTGAACAACGCGAACGATACAGTCGTACCGCGATTAACAACATCAAAAAATTCTGGTCGCTGACCGCGAAAGGCTGCATGTTCGGCAAGAACATCACCAGTCCTGCAAATCCGCGCGAGACGCAGCCGCATTTCTTCGAATCCCGATTCCCTGAGCTGTTAAAGCCGCTCGATACCGTTCATTGAGGTGACCGTGAGAGCACTACTGACCCCTGAAATTGCCCCGCGTATGGGGATCGTATTGTTCAGACCAGGTTCAGAGCTGATGCCCTTGTTTATGCAGGGGCGTGTCCTGCTGGAGCCTGAGCCGGAACGTTATTCATCTTTCGCCAGTGGTGCCGTTCCGGCGGCATCACAACCGCTGGCGGATGATCCTGCCGTTCGGGCCGTGTTCCGCAATGAGGCAGTGATCCGTCGTGCTGGTGGCGTGGAATGTCTTGAAAGCTGGTTACTTCGTGAAAAAGGCTGCCAGTGGCCTCATTCCGACTGGCACAGCGAGAACATGACAACAATGCGACACGCTCCGGGCGCAATCCGTCTGTGCTGGCACTGCGATAACCAGCTGCGCGATCAGTTCACGGAACGGCTGGAATCAATGGCAACGGATAACTGTGCCCGCTGGGTGTTGTCTGTTGTGCGTCGGGATCTCGGTTTTGATGACAGTCATGTTGTGACAATGCCGGAACTGTGCTGGTGGCTGATTCGTAATGATCTGGCGGATGCCTTACCGGAAAGTGCAGCCCGTAAGGCACTGAGATTACCGAAGCCTGTTGTGCCGTCTGTTACCCGGGAAAGTGACCTTGTGCCTTCGGTTCCTGCCACCAGCATCATCCAGGATAAGGCGAAAAAGGTGCTGGCGCTGAAAGTGGATCCGGAGTCGCCGGAGTCTTTTATGTTACGCCCAAAACGTCACCGCTGGGTTAATGAAAAGTACACGCGCTGGGTTAAGACGCAGCCGTGCGCATGTTGTGGAAAACCTGCTGATGATCCCCACCACCTGATAGGCCACGGTCAGGGGGGAATGGGTACAAAAGCGCATGACCTTTTTGTGTTGCCTTTGTGCAGAAAGCATCACGACGAGCTGCATGCGGATACCGTGGCATTTGAAGAGAAGTATGGCTCCCAGCTGGAGCTGATATTTCGTTTTATCGATCGTGCGCTGGCAATAGGCGTACTGGCGTAAGTGGAGAACGAGCATGAACCTTGAAGCCTTACCAAAATATTACTCCCCAAAATCTCCAAAATTGAGTGATGACGCACCGGCGACAGGCTCTGGTGGTTTAACGATTACGGATGTGATGGCTGCGCAGGGGATGGTGCAGTCGAAAGCACCGCTTGGGTTTGCCTTATTCCTGGCAAAAGTTGGTGTTCAGGATCCTCAGTTTGCGATTGAAGGTCTGCTCAATTACGCGATGGCACTGGATAACCCGACATTGAATAAATTGAGTGAAGAAACCCGGCTACAGATTATTCCTTACCTTGTGAATTTTGCCTTTGCTGATTATTCCAGGTCTGCGGCAAGTAAGGCTCGTTGTGAGCATTGTGCTGGTACTGGATTTCATAATGTATTGCGCGAAGTGGTGAAACACTCCAGAAGCGGGGAATCTGTTATCAAAGAAGAGTGGGTGAAGGAACTATGTCAGCATTGCCATGGTAAGGGAGAAGTCAGCACAGCGTGCAGAGGGTGTAAGGGTAAAGGTATTGTCCTGGATGAAAAAAGGACCCGGCTTCATGGCACACCTGTTTATAAGATTTGTGGGCGTTGCAATGGAAAACGGTTTAGTCGTTTACCAACCACACTGGCGCGGCATCATGTCCAGAAGCTGGTACCGGACCTGAGTGATTATCAGTGGTATAAAGGATATGCAAATGTCATTGATAAACTGGTTACAAAGTGCTGGCAGGAGGAATCTTACGCTGAAGCACAATTGAGAAAGGTGACGAGATAAGTGATTTTCGCCGAAGATGGCGACGTGATGCTTGCATTTTTCAAAAAATATGGATAAAATTTTTTCAACGATGGGCTTTGTATACCCGAAGTTAAGAAAAAGTAGAAAACCCGCTGATGAGCGGGTTTTTGTGCTTTAAATAGGGTAATAGAGATGTTGAATCTCATTACGGGATTCATGTTAGTTTACTTATTATTTATCGGGTGACTTTGTTTTTTGCCTGATGTTTAAAATGTTTTCTTCCAGTACAATGTCCATAGATACAATGAGTCTGCTTATTACATTATTAGCAGAGCTATTAAGGTCAAAGTACAGCATAAGCTTTTAAAGCCAATCAACCAGTCATCAAGACAGACGGGTTTATTCATGAAAACTCTCCATGTTTGATTCGATGGGGCTTGAAGTTAAAGCTTTAATATAGCTCATGAAAGGTAAACATTGGCAGCTGATGGTCCACGCAGACCATTTATCCGGCAAAATTCCACGCGTAATCCGGTGGTAATTTCTTCTGCATCGCGGAGATTGAGCGCTGAAACATGAAGCTGGACATCGATACGACCATCGGATGGGGTTATAAGACCTTTGCCGCTTTTGCCGTCAAAGGTTTTGAGAATTCCTGTCATTTTACGGGACAAAAAAATTCCTTAATACTGATAACTTGGCGCACTATACACACGTTCCTGAAGAAAGCTATAGTTTTTTGATGGGGTTGAAGATGGCTGGATGTCTAAAATAAACATTGCTTCATATGTTCAACTATGCGTTAATGATTGCGTCGGTTTGAAGAACAGACGATATACGAAGTAGTTTACTAAAGCAGTTCTCATTTCAGGTGTTATTCACTTATTCCTTCTTTGAGTCTCTCCAATTAAGTACGAAGTCGTTTCTGTTATACAAGCCATTTATGCCGAAAGGCTCAAGTTAAGGAATGTAGAATGTCAAATAAAATGACTGGTTTAGTAAAATGGTTTAACGCTGATAAAGGTTTTGGCTTTATTTCTCCTGTTGATGGTAGTAAAGATGTGTTTGTGCATTTTTCTGCGATTCAGAATGATAATTATCGAACCTTATTTGAAGGTCAAAAGGTTACCTTCTCTGTAGAGAGTGGTGCTAAAGGTCCTGCAGCAGCAAATGTCATAATTACTGATTAAAATTCATAGTTTGTCTGTATACGATAACGAAGAAGGCTGATGCCTGAGTGGAGATACAGACAGAGTGGTGAATATTGGATCTCTTTAATAAATAGTAAGGAGGTCCAATACATGAAACAATGGCCAGCATATTTGGCAATAACTTAATCAGGAAAAGTATGCTAACCATTGTGGTGAAGTGCAGGTTTGCTGCATGAATAGTTTTACAGCAGAAGCTAACTGCTGGCATAGCAAAACAAAGTGCGTAAGTGGATGACTCCCACAAAAAGTACCACAATATTAAACCCGCTCAGGCGGGTTTTTTATTATCTGCTTTAAATATGTTATTAAAATATAAAAAATACTTGTTACGAATAAAATCAATCAAGCTACAGCTTTAAGATTTGTCTGGAATACTTTGTTGCAATGAGGGCAGATCAAAAGGGCACCTTTTTGTACTCTTGAAAAACTGTGTTCTGACTCTTGGGTGCAGTTTGGGCAGGAACATTTAACGAGATAATTACGGCGTGATTTTGAGTCTTTACGTTCTGACATAGGCTTTTCCTGTATAAATGGCCGTATACAGTACACTAAATATGAAAACATATCTCGTATTATTATTTAATATATGATTTTCTTTTAAAATAATTACCCACATTTTTAATGTGTCTGTTTTTTAGCGCCGTTGAGAACAACGTTTGCTATAAAAACTACCCCATAGACTCCGATCTTTTCAAACATATTGCACCATCTGTGTACATCGGGGTGAGGATATGAAATCAATGGATAAGTTAACAACAGGTATCGCCTATGGCACATCGGCTGGTAATGCTGGTTTCTGGGCATTGCAGTTACTCGATAAAGTAACTCCGTCACAGTGGGCTGCAATCGGTGTGCTGGGTAGTCTGGTTTTTGGCCTGCTGACGTATCTGACAAACCTTTATTTCAAGATTAAAGAAGACAGGCGTAAGGTTGCGAGAAGAGAGTAATCCAATGACACAAGACTATGAACTGGTTGTGAAAGGAGTCCGCAATTTTGAGAATAAAGTGGCGGTAACTGTAGCCTTACGGGACAAAAAACGCTTTGACGGTGAAATTTTTGACCTGGACATCTCGCTGGACCGTGTTGAAGGTGCCGCGCTGGAGTTTTATGAGGCAGCAGCCAGAATGAGAATCAGACAGGTATTCCTGGATGTTGCTGCCGGGTTATGTGTAGGGGATGAGCAGTCGCCGGAAAAGCGCCCCATAATTTTAGAGGCGCAGAATGTGTGGATAACCTACAAAGGAAAGCCACCAGGAAGAATTACTGATTCTCTGAAGACTCCACCGAAATGGTAATTTTACCAGCATATTTTTCTTCCAGTAATGCCGCCAGCCACTTGAAAGAATTTTGTTGTTCCTGGGACCATTTGGGGTTGCGTGATTCAAGCAGGAGCGATGCCAGTGTTGGTTGCATTTGTTCTCTGGGAATTGATAAGGCCAAATATGAAAATGCAACAGTGAGGGCATTTACATCATCCCGAAGCTTTGAAATGCAGTCGAGCAACTCCTGTAGAGAAATGGTGTTATTGTCCATAAATAATCCTCTTGATTGTCTTTACCTTTTCCCCGCCTGATTCAACAGGCCGGGACAGATAAACATATCCAGGGTTCAGAAACCGATAAATCCTGATAAATATCCATGAACGCAAAAATCAAATACGGCCTGTCAGCGGCCGTTCTGGCGCTGATTGGAGCAGGCGCATCTGCTCCTGAGATACTTGACCAGTTTCTGGATGAAAAAGAGGGTAACCACACTACGGCATACCGCGATGGTTCCGGCATATGGACCATCTGTCGAGGGGCCACGATGGTGGATGGTAAACCTGTTATTCCTGGCATGAAACTGACGAAGGAAAAATGCGATCAGGTTAATGCCATTGAACGGGATAAGGCGCTGGCATGGGTGGAGCGCAATATTAAAGTGCCATTGACCGAACCACAGAAAGCGGGTATGGCGTCATTTTGTCCCTATAACATTGGCCCCGGTAAGTGTTTCCCGTCGACGTTTTATAAGCGGCTGAATGCAGGTGATCGTAAAGGTGCCTGCGAGGCGATTCGCTGGTGGATTAAGGACAGGGGGCGCGATTGCCGCATTCGATCAAATAACTGTTACGGTCAGGTTATTCGTCGTGACCAGGAGAGTGCATTAACCTGCTGGGGGATAGAACAGTGAATCAGATATTCACGGTGATTTTGCTCGTGTTGGTAGGATTTGTCGTAGGTAATGTCTGGAGCGACAGAGGATGGCAAAAAAAATGGGCGGAGCGTGATGCTGCCGAATTATCTCAAGAGGTAAATGTCCAATTTGCTGCTCGAATAATTGAACAGGGGCGAACTATATCCCGTGATGAGGCTGTTAAAGATGCACAACAGAAAGCCGCTGAAATTTCTGCCAGGGCTGCTGATCTGTCTGATAGTGTTAACCAGCTGCGTGCCGAAGCAACAAAATATGCCATACGCCTTGACGCAGCGCAGCATACCGCAAATCTTGCCGCTGCCGTCAGAGGCAAAACAACCAAAGCCGCCGAAGGAATGCTCACCAACATGCTCGGAGATATTGCAGCAGAAGCTCAGCTTTATGCTGAAATTGCTGACAAACGCTACATCGCAGGAGTGACTTGTCAACGGATTTATGAATCTTTAAGGGATAAAACATATTAGATGTAGATTAACATTAAATCGGATTATTTTTAGTGCTGAATGTGAAATTTAAATAAAAAGGACTCTTCCATGAGTCAAAATCCTTGAAATCTTAAGGGTAAGATAAAAGGTCATTAGACAGAATGACACGTTTTATTAATAAATAAAGCTATTGTTTCATTCGTGTGTTTTTCTTTACAAAAGTAATCCTTGCTATGGTTGGTTAATCATGCGTTAATGGTGTTCTGGTTTGTTACAAAATTATCTGAAGCAGTCATTGTTATAATTTTATTATTTGTACCTCTTGAGATTTCCTTGTTGGTTTTTCTCTCTGATATTTTTTTCGGACCATTCTGCCCAAGGGCTAACTTCTTCAAAAGGTAATAATGATGTCTAACAAAATGACTGGTTTAGTGAAATGGTTTAACCCTGAAAAAGGTTTTGGTTTCATCACGCCGAAAGATGGTAGCAAAGATGTGTTTGTCCATTTCTCAGCTATTCAGAGCAACGATTTCAAAACGTTAACTGAGAATCAGCAAGTCGAATTTGGTATTGAGAACGGACCTAAAGGCCCCGCGGCTGTTCATGTAGTGGCACTTTGAGGTAGAAAATATTACAAACCATATTCACTTTAGATGCCCGTGTTGCCATGGTTCTCAGTATAGAACATCATCTTTTGATGTTTCTGACAGGAATCCTTTCGGGGCAAAATGTATCTTTTGTAAATCAATGATGATTACATTTGATAATATTTCACAATACTTAAATGTTAGCCGTCTGTCGTTAGATTTAAGAAAGTGAAAATGAAGGCTCCTTCGGGAGCTTTTTTGCTTAGTGTCTAGTCGATGGATACTCACATATTACGGTAACATCATGAAAAAAATAATAGTTTTTTTTAACTCTGAACCAGCAATGGTAGTGCCAGTGATGACCGGAGTTAACACCATCATGCGTGAATATCCAAATGGCGAAACAACACATCTCACTGTAATGGCTGCAGGGTTTCCATCTCTGACCGGAGATCATAAAGTCATTTATGTAGCAGCGGATCGACATGTAACTTCAGAAGAAATTCTGGAAGCAGCAATGAGACTCTTGAATTGATTTCATTCTAATGCCTTGATAATAAAGGATAATCATCTTTATCTGTTTGTGCGAAATTTAGACTGTCGTATGTTGATTATTGCGATGTTTCATCTTATCTTTTATACGTTTGCTCCATATAATTGACACTACTGTGTACCAGGAAAGTCATAACAGACTAAAAGAGGAAATGATGAACATTGAAGAGTTAAAAACAAAAACAGAAGCAGATATTTCTGAATATATAACAAAAAAAATTATTGAGCTTAAGAAAAAGACCGGGAAAGAAGTTACCAGTATCCAGTTTACTGCACGGGAAAAAATGACTGGTCTTGAAAGCTATGATATCAAGATTGATTTAATCTAGTATGTTTATAGTATTAGCATCAATTTCTTATCAGATGCTATTCAACAATACAATTTACCCATAAACCTCGTTTTTACGGGGTTTTGTTATATTTAAACATTACCGAATAGATATAAATCTCGATAGTCGGTGGTATTGGTTGTGTGACAATACCTAGTCTTTCCGGTATGCCTGGAGAGAATACAAACGACAGATTATGTAAGGGAAACGCGCTGAAACTTTCACACTTTCATGCTGAGTGATTTGACGTTATATTTTTAGCCGCAAGTGAAGAGCAAACGCATGGAGCGACAAAATGCATAAAGATCCATACACTGATGACTCATCCTTGGATCAGGTCCGTGTAAAAACTATGCTCACTAGCACCATTTCTATGAGTTATCCGGATGTTGTAATTGCATGTATAGAACATCAAGTGTCTCTGGAAGCATTCAGGGCAATTGAGGCAGCGTTGGTGAAGCACGATAAGAATTCGAAGGATTATTCCCTGGTGGTTGACTGATCGCCATAACTGCTAACCATTCAAACTATTTCACCTGTGACAGAGTCAATATCGCATTCTGTCACTGTCAGGCTAATACAGAACTACAATTCAACTACTGCAATGCCTCGTAATTAGGTGAAGTTACAATATCGTCCTGTTCGGATGCCAACTGCATTTCTGAAGATAAGGCGTTTATGACTCACATATTTGTCCCACACGTTCGCCAGTCCTGTGCGGGGTGGGAGGGGAGGTAAAGAAACCGGGATATTCATTATTCATCACTTTTGATTGATGTAGATGCTCTCTTTTCTGACGTTAGTCTCCGACGGCAGGCTTCAATGACCCAGGCTGAGAAATTCCCGGACCCTTTTTGATCAAGAGCGATGTTAATTTGTTCAATCATTTGGTTAGGAAAGCGGATGTTGCGGGTTGTTGTTCTGCGGGTTCTGTTCTTCGTTGACATGAGGTTGTCCCGTATTCTGTGTCGCTGATTTGTATTGTCTGAAGTTGTTTTTACGTTAAGTTGATGCGGATCAATTAATACGATACCTGCGTCATAATTGATTATTTGACGTGGTTTGATGGCGTACACGCACGTTGTGATATGTAGATGATAATTATTATCATTTTGTGGGTCCTTTCCGGCGATCCGACAGGTTACGGGGCGGCGACCTCGCGGTTTTTCGCTATTTATGAGATTTTTTGAGGGGGTGGTTGTTGTTTAATTGTTTGGTATATCTAATTGATAAGTAAGGTGAAAATAAAATAAATACAACAACCTTACGATGTGCTTTGATGTCATTAATGTGAAAAAATTAAATGATATCAAATGGTTTTGTAAAAACACATGGTTGTTGTATCGCTTTTTATCGATGACTTATGGAGAGGAGATGGCCTTTTTATTGAATAAAAGTGATATGGCCTCCTCCATCGGTATCTCTGTTCAGGCATTTGATAAATGGGGCGTTCCTCCTGTCGAGCGTCGGGGGAGGGAAGTTTTTTATGACGTTAAAACTGTACTGGAGATAGATCGCGAGCGGCGACAACACAATCATAGAACACCTGATGACGGGGGCGATCTGGAGGAAAGGCTGCTTCGGGCCAGAGCTGAACTGACAGAAGAACAGGCCGTAGCTCAAAAACTTAAAAATCAGGTAACCGAAGGTAAGCTCATCGATTCAGACTTCTGCGTTTTCGCCCTCAGCAAGCTGGCGATGGCATTGTCCAGTACGCTTGATTCTATTCCGTTATCCATGCAGCGACAGTTCCCGGATTTAACGCCACGTCATCTTGACCATCTGAAAACCCTTATTGCGAAGGGCGCAAATCAGTGTGCGCGGGCAGGGGATAAATTACCGGATTTGCTGGATGAATATATCAGAGCAACAACTGAATAATCTGATGGCTGCCGTTTCGGTTGCGCTGCAGCCTCTGGTCAGGGTTGTACCGATGACGGCAGTTGAATGGGCTGACCAGTATTATTATCTGCCGAAAGAATCCTCATACGGTGACGGCGAATGGAAAACGCTGCCGTTCCAGATCGCCATCATGAACAGTATGGGGAATGATCAGGTCCGCACTGTTAATCTGATTAAATCTGCCCGTGTTGGCTATACAAAGATGTTGCTGGGGGTGGTCGGGTATTTTATTGAGCATAAATCCCGAAACAGTCTGCTTTTTCAGCCCACGGATTCTGCCGCTGAAGATTTTATGAAGTCTCACGTGGAGACGACGATTAGGGACGTGCCATGCCTGAAAGACCTTTCCCCATGGCTGGGTCGTAAACATCGTGATAATACCCTCACGCTGAAACGCTTTTCATCGGGCGTCGGTTTCTGGTGCCTGGGCGGCGCTGCCGCCAAAAACTACCGTGAAAAATCCGTGGATGTGGTCTGCTATGACGAACTTTCCTCGTTCGAACCGGATGTTGAAAAAGAGGGTTCGCCAACCCTGCTGGGGGATAAACGTATTGAGGGCTCTGTATGGCCAAAATCCATTCGCGGCTCGACGCCTAAAATCAAAGGCTCCTGCCAGATCGAAAAAGCCGCTAACGAGTCGGCACATTTCATGCGTTTTTATGTGCCCTGCCCGCACTGTGGGGAGGCGCAGTATCTGAAATTTGGCGATGAATCCACGCCTTTTGGCCTTAAATGGGAGAAGGACAGCCCCGAAAGCGTTTTCTACCTCTGTGAACATCATGGCTGCGTGATCCATCAGTCTGAGCTTGATCAGAGCAACGGGCGGTGGATCTGTGAAAACACGGGCATGTGGACCCGTGACGGCCTGATGTTTTTCAGCGCCCGGGGTGATGAAATTCCGCCGCCGCGCTCCATCACTTTCCATATCTGGACGGCGTACAGTCCGTTCACCACCTGGGTACAGATAGTCTATGACTGGCTGGATGCACTGAAAGATCCCAACGGCCTGAAAACCTTTGTGAACACCACGCTGGGCGAGACCTACGAAGAGGCCGTGGGCGAAAAACTCGATCACCAGGTACTGATTGATAAGGTCGTGCATTACACGGCGGCGGTGCCAGCCCGGGTGGTTTATCTGACGGCGGGCATTGACTCGCAGCGAAACCGTTTTGAGATGTATGTCTGGGGATGGGCTCCGGGAGAGGAAGCCTTTCTGGTGGATAAAATCATCATTATGGGACGTCCCGATGAGGAAGAGACGCTGTTACGTGTGGATGCGGCGATCAACAAAAAATACCGCCATGCAGACGGAACCGAAATGACCATTTCCCGTGTCTGCTGGGACATCGGGGGTATCGATGGCGAAATCGTTTATCAGAGGTCAAAAAAACACGGTGTTTTCCGGGTGCTGCCGGTAAAAGGCGCATCTGTCTATGGCAAGCCGGTGATCACCATGCCAAAAACCCGCAATCAGCGGGGCGTGTATCTGTGTGAAGTGGGGACAGACACCGCAAAAGAAATTCTCTATGCCCGTATGAAAGCCGAGCCCACGCCTGCGGATGAATCCACGTCGTATGCCATCCGTTTTCCTGATGATCCGGAGATTTTTTCGCAGACAGAGGCGCAGCAACTGGTCGCGGAAGAGCTTGTGGAGAAGTGGGAAAAAGGAAAGATGCGTCTGCTGTGGGATAACAAAAAGCGGCGTAACGAAGCGCTGGACTGCCTGGTGTATGCCTACGCGGCATTACGTGTGTCCGTGCAACGCTGGCAGCTTGATCTGGCTGTACTGGCAAAATCCCGGGAAGAAGAGACGACCCGGCCAACCCTTAAAGAACTGGCAGCGAAGCTGTCCGGAGGAGTGAATGGTTACAGTCGCTGAACTGCAGGCGCTGCGTCAGGCGCGCCTTGATTTATTAACCGGTAAACGGGTGGTGTCTGTCCAGAAAGATGGTCGCAGAATTGAATATACGGCTGCTTCTCTGGATGAGCTTAACCGGGCGATCAATGATGCGGAGTCGGTACTGGGGACAACCCGACGTCGCCGTCGTCCGCTGGGAGTGAGGTTATGAAACGAACGCCTGTCCTGATTGATGTGAACGGTGTTCCGCTTCGTGAGAGTCTCAGCTACAACGGTGGCGGCGCAGGATTTGGCGGGCAAATGGCGGAGTGGTTGCCACCGGCGCAGAGTGCCGATGCGGCCCTGCTGCCCGCGTTGCGTCTGGGGAATGCCCGGGCAGATGATCTAGTGCGCAATAACGGAATAGCGGCTAATGCGGTTGCCCTGCATAAGGATCACATTGTCGGGCATATGTTTCTGATCAGCTACCGTCCGAACTGGCGCTGGCTGGGGATGCGGGAGACCGCAGCAAAAAGCTTTGTCGATGAGGTGGAGGCGGCCTGGTCGGAATACGCCGAAGGGATGTTTGGCGAGATCGACGTGGAAGGAAAACGCACGTTCACGGAATTTATCCGTGAAGGTGTGGGCGTTCATGCGTTTAACGGCGAAATCTTTGTGCAGCCGGTCTGGGATACAGAAACCACGCAGTTATTCCGTACGCGTTTTAAAGCTGTGAGTCCGAAACGGGTGGACACGCCTGGACACGGTATGGGGAACCGTTTTCTGCGGGCCGGTGTGGAGGTCGATCGATATGGCCGTGCCGTCGCGTACCATATCTGTGAGGATGATTTTCCGTTCTCTGGTAGTGGACGATGGGAACGGATCCCGCGTGAACTTCCCACCGGGCGTCCGGCCATGCTGCATATTTTCGAGCCGGTGGAGGACGGGCAGACCCGTGGGGCTAATCAGTTTTACAGCGTCATGGAACGGCTGAAGATGCTCGATTCCCTGCAGGCAACACAGCTTCAGTCGGCCATAGTGAAGGCGATGTATGCAGCGACGATTGAAAGTGAACTTGATACCGAAAAGGCCTTTGAATATATCGCCGGCGCGCCACAGGAGCAGAAGGATAATCCGCTTATTAATATTCTGGAGAAGTTCTCCAGCTGGTATGACACGAATAACGTGACACTGGGCGGAGTCAAAATTCCGCACCTTTTCCCTGGTGATGATCTGAAACTACAGACTGCGCAGGATTCAGACAATGGATTTTCTGCACTTGAACAGGCGCTGCTGCGGTATATCGCCGCCGGTCTTGGCGTTTCCTACGAACAGTTGTCCCGTGATTACTCGAAGGTCAGTTACTCAAGTGCCCGCGCCTCCGCCAATGAGTCGTGGCGCTATTTTATGGGGCGGCGAAAATTTATTGCGGCCCGGCTGGCCACGCAGATGTTTTCCTGCTGGCTGGAAGAGGCACTTCTTCGGGGGATTATTCGTCCGCCACGGGCACGTTTTGATTTTTATCAGGCGCGATCAGCCTGGTCACGGGCAGAGTGGATTGGTGCCGGAAGAATGGCCATTGACGGGCTCAAGGAAGTCCAGGAATCAGTGATGCGCATTGAGGCCGGACTGAGCACGTATGAGAAAGAGCTGGCGCTGATGGGCGAGGATTATCAGGACATTTTCCGCCAGCAGGTCAGGGAATCTGCAGAGCGGCAAAAAGCCGGACTCTCACGTCCGGTGTGGATATCGCAGGCGTATCAGCAGCAGATAGCGGAGAGTCGCAGGCCGGAAGAGGAGACAACACCACGTGAGACGTAATCTTTCACACATTATTGCCGCAGCATTCAATGAACCGCTGCTTCTGGAGCCCGCCTATGCGCGGGTTTTCTTTTGCGCGCTCGGGCGCGAGATGGGGGCAGCAAGTCTTTCGGTACCACAACAACAGGTACAGCTTGATGCTCCCGGAATGCTGGCTGAAACGGACGAGTATATGGCCGGAGGTAAACGACCGGCCCGTGTTTACCGGGTGGTGAACGGTATTGCTGTACTGCCGGTGACCGGCACGCTGGTGCACCGGCTGGGTGGTATGCGGCCATTTTCCGGAATGACAGGCTATGACGGCATTGTCGCCTGTCTTCAGCAGGCAATGGCGGATAGCCAGGTGCGGGGCGTACTGCTGGACATTGACAGTCCGGGCGGGCAGGCCGCCGGCGCGTTTGACTGCGCTGACATGATTTACCGCCTCCGTCAGCAGAAGCCGGTCTGGGCACTGTGCAATGACACGGCCTGTTCTGCAGCCATGCTGCTGGCGTCGGCCTGCTCCCGACGGCTGGTTACCCAGACATCCCGTATCGGCTCCATTGGCGTGATGATGAGCCATGTCAGCTATGCCGGTCATCTGGCGCAGGCCGGTGTGGATATCACGCTGATTTACTCAGGTGCGCACAAGGTGGATGGCAATCAGTTTGAAGCGTTGCCGGCAGAGGTTCGCCAGGACATGCAGCAGCGGATTGATGCGGCGCGCCGGATGTTTGCCGAAAAAGTGGCGATGTATACCGGTCTGTCTGTTGATGCCGTCACGGGAACAGAGGCTGCCGTTTTTGAAGGTCAGTCCGGCATTGAGGCCGGGCTGGCGGATGAATTAATCAATGCGTCGGATGCCATCAGTGTGATGACCACGGCGCTGAACAGTAATGTCAGAGGAGGCACTATGCCGCAATTAACTGCAACGGAAGCCGCCGCGCAGGAGAACCAGCGAGTGATGGGGATCCTGACATGCCAGGAAGCGAAAGGACGTGAACAGCTTGCCACGATGCTGGCAGGACAACAGGGCATGAGCGTTGAACAGGCCCGGGCGATTCTGGCCGCGGCGGCACCGCAGCAGCCGGTGGCATCCACGCAGAGTGAAGCCGATCGCATTATGGCGTGTGAAGAAGCGAACGGTCGTGAACAACTGGCGGCAACGCTGGCGGCGATGCCGGAGATGACGGTGGAAAAAGCCCGCCCGATCCTGGCTGCTTCACCGCAGGCGGATGCCGGACCATCACTCCGTGATCAGATCATGGCACTGGATGAGGCAAAAGGGGCTGAGGCGCAGGCTGAACAGCTGGCTGCCTGCCCGGGAATGACAGTGGAGAGCGCCCGGGCTGTGCTGGCTGCGGGATCAGGTAAGGCAGAACCGGTCTCTGCATCCACAACCGCCATGTTTGAACATTTCATGGCGAACCATTCACCGGCAGCGGTACAGGGTGGCGTGCCACAGACGTCAGCAGACGGTGATGCGGACGTGAAAATGCTCATGGCCATGCCATGAAGTCAGTGCTGACCATCAATAGGAGGTTTTTACAATATGGTGACGAAAACCATCACTGAACAGCGTGCGGAAGTACGTATTTTTGCCGGTAATGATCCGGCTCATACCGCCACAGGCAGCAGCGGGATTTCCTCGCCAACACCGGCACTGACGCCCCTGATGCTGGATGAAGCCACCGGGAAACTGGTGGTCTGGGACGGACAGAAAGCCGGTAGTGCGGTTGGCATACTGGTACTGCCGCTTGAAGGTACAGAGACGGCGCTGACGTATTACAAGTCGGGAACCTTTGCGACGGAGGCAATCCACTGGCCTGAAAGTGTGGATGAACACAAAAAGGCCAACGCCTTTGCCGGCAGTGCCCTGAGTCACGCGGCGCTGCCGTAACACGTTATCAGGCCACCGCGGTGGCCTGACTGATTTCTGAATGAAAGGAACTGATTTATGGGATTGTTTACGACCCGCCAGTTACTCGGTTATACCGAACAAAAAGTTAAATTTCGTGCGCTGTTTCTGGAGCTGTTTTTCCGCCGTACGGTGAATTTCCATACCGAAGAGGTGATGCTGGACAAAATTACCGGAAAAACGCCGGTGGCGGCCTATGTCTCCCCGGTTGTTGAAGGAAAAGTGCTGCGTCATCGTGGTGGTGAAACCCGCGTGTTGCGTCCGGGCTACGTCAAGCCGAAACACGAATTTAATTACCAGCAGGCGGTTGAGCGCCTTCCTGGTGAAGATCCATCTCAACTGAATGATCCGGCTTACCGCCGTCTGCGTATCATTACCGATAACCTCAAACAGGAAGAGCACGCGATTGTCCAGGTGGAAGAAATGCAGGCGGTAAATGCTGTGTTGTATGGCAAATACACCATGGAAGGAGACCAGTTCGAGAAAATTGAGGTCGATTTTGGCAGGTCGACGAAGAATAACATCACTCAGGGTAGTGGTAAGGAGTGGTCAAAACAGGATCGTGACACGTTCGATCCTACACATGATATTGACCTCTACTGCGACCAGGCCAGCGGTCTTGTGAATATTGCCATTATGGACGGTACCGTCTGGCGTCTTCTGAATGGTTTTAAGCTGTTCCGCGAAAAACTGGATACCCGTCGCGGTTCAAATTCTCAACTCGAAACGGCAGTGAAAGATCTGGGCGCAGTGGTGTCCTTCAAGGGGTATTACGGCGATCTGGCCATTGTGGTGGCGAAAACGTCTTATATAGCAGAAGACGGTATCGAAAAACGTTATCTTCCAGATGGCATGCTGGTTCTGGGGAATACTGCTGCAGATGGGATCCGTTGTTACGGTGCCATTCAGGATGCTCAGGCGTTGTCCGAAGGTGTGGTGGCCTCTTCCCGTTATCCGAAACACTGGCTGACGGTAGGGGATCCCGCCCGTGAATTTACCATGACGCAGTCCGCGCCGCTGATGGTGTTGCCGGACCCGGATGAGTTTGTGGTGGTACAGGTGAAATAATCCGTGAGCGGGGGCGAAATGCCCCCGTGTCTTTTTTCACAGGGGGCTGATATGGCAACGAAAGAGCAAAATCTGAAACGGCTTGATGAACTGGCCCTGATTCTGGGGCGTGAGCCGGATATATCCGGGAGTGCCGCAGAGATAGCGCAGCGGGTGGCAGAATGGGAAGAGGAAATGCAGTCATCCGGCGATGATGTACAGGTTATGAATATGGATATCCGGGAGCGTGAAACCGCGGCTCATGATGTTCGTGAGGAAACATCCGGCGCGTTAACGCGCATCAGAGTTCTGACCTGCCTCCATCTCTGTGGCGTTGATGGTGAAACGGGGGAATCCGTTGAGCTTGCGGATGTTGGTCGGGTGATTCTGATTATGTCCTCAGATGCAAAAACACACGTTGATGGTGGAATGGCTGTTTATGCGTGATTTTCAGAATGCCTTTGATGCCGCCCTTGCCGGGGTGGACAGTACGATTGTTGAAGTGATGGGCATCAGTGCGCAGTTCACCTCCGGTGCACAGCGTGGCGGCGAGGTTTATGGCGTTTTTGACGATCCGGAGTCGCTGGGTTTTGCCAGTAGTGGGATCCGTATTGAAGGAAGTAACCCGTCATTATTTGTGCTTACGGATACGGTTTGTGCTGTACGGCGTGGTGACACGCTGACCATTAACGGCGAGATGTTCTGGGTGGACCGTGTTTCTCCGGATGACGGAGGGAGTTGTTATCTCTGGCTCAACCGGGGGCAACCACCTGCCGCCAGCCGTCGTCGCTGAAAGGGGGATGTATGGCCATACAGGGTCTTGAGCAGGCCGTTGAAAACCTCAGCCGTATCAGCAAAACGGCGGTGCCCGGTGCCTCCGCAATGGCCATTAACCGCGTTGCTTCATCCGCGATATCGCAGTCTGCGTCACAGGTTGCCCGTGAGACAAAGGTACGCCGGAAACTGGTAAAGGAAAGGGCCAGGCTGAAAAGGGCCACGGTCAAAAATCCGCAGGCCAGAATCAAGGTTAACCGGGGGGATTTGCCCGTAATAAAGCTGGGTAACGCGCGGATTGTCCTGTCCCGACGCAGGCGTCGTAAAAAGGGGCAGCGTTCAGCCCTGAAAGGTGGCGGCAGCGTGCTTGTGGTGGGAAACCGTCGTATTCCCGGCGCGTTTATTCAGCAACTGAAAAATGGCCGGTGGCATGTCATGCAGCGTGTGGCCGGGAAAAACCGTTACCCCATTGATGTGGTGAAAATCCCGATGGCAGTGCCGCTGACCACGGCGTTTAAACAGAATATTGAGCGGATACGGCGTGAACGTCTTCCGAAAGAGCTGGGCTATGCGCTGCAGCATCAACTGAGAATGGTAATAAAGCGATGAAACATACTGAACTCCGAGCAGCCGTACTGGATGCACTGGAGAAGCATGACACCGGGGCGACGCTTTTTGATGGTCGCCCCGCTGTTTTTGATGAGGAAGATTTTCCGGCAATTGCCGTTTATCTCACCAGCGCTGAATACACGGGCGAAGAGCTGGACAGCGATACCTGGCAGGCGGAGCTGCATATTGAAGTTTTCCTGCCTGCTCAGGTGCCGGATTCAGAGCTGGATTCGTGGATGGAGTCCCGGATTTATCCGGTGATGAGCGATATCCCGGCACTGTCAGATTTGATCACCAGTATGGTGGCCAGTGGCTATGACTACCGACGCGACGATGATGCGGGCCTGTGGAGTTCAGCCGATCTGACTTATGTCATTACCTATGAAATGTGAGGACGATATGCCTGTACCAAATCCTACAATGCCGGTGAAAGGTGCCGGGACCACACTGTGGGTTTATAAGGGGAACGGTGACCCTTATGCGAACCCGCTTTCAGACGTTGACTGGTCGCGTCTGGCAAAAGTTAAAGACCTGACGCCCGGCGAACTGACCGCTGATTCCTATGACGACAGCTATCTCGATGATGAAGATGCGGACTGGACTGCGACCGGGCAGGGGCAGAAATCAGCCGGAGATACCAGCTTCACGCTGGCGTGGATGCCCGGAGAGCAGGGGCAGCAGGCGCTGCTGGCGTGGTTTAATGAAGGTGATACCCGTGCCTATAAAATCCGCTTCCCGAACGGCACGGTCGATGTGTTCCGTGGCTGGGTCAGCAGTATCGGTAAAGCGGTGACGGCGAAGGAAGTGATCACCCGCACGGTGAAGGTCACCAATGTGGGACGCCCGTCGATGGCTGAAGATCGCAGTACGGTGACGGCAGCAACCGGCATGACGGTAACGCCAGCCAGTGCTTCCGTAGTGAAAGGGCAGAGCACCACGCTGACCGTGGCATTCCAGCCGGAAGGTGTAACCGACAAGAGCTTCCGTGCGGTGTCTGCGGATAAAACAAAAGCCACCGTGTCGGTCAGTGGTATGACCATCACCGTGAACGGCGTTGCTGCAGGCAAGGTCAACATTCCGGTTGTATCCGGTAATGGTGAGTTTGCTGCGGTTGCAGAAATCACCGTCACCGCCAGTTAATCCGGAGAGTCAGCGATGTTCCTGAAAACCGAATCATTTGAATATAACGGCGTGACCGTCACGCTTTCTGAACTGTCAGCCCTGCAGCGTATTGAGCATCTCGCCTGGTTGAAAGAGCAGGAAAAAAAGGCTGAATCCAGTGGCAACCTGCAGGTGTCTGTAGAGGATCTTATCAGAAGCGGGGCGTTTCTGGTGGCGATGTCTCTGTGGCATAACCATCCGCAGAAGACAAAACTGCCGTCCATGAATGAAGCCATTACGCAGATTGAGCAGGAAGTGCTTACCACCTGGCCCACGGAGGCAATTGCTCAGGCTGAAAACGTGGTGTACCGGCTGTCCGGAATGTCTGAGTTTGTGGTGAATAATGCCCCTGAACAGGCAGATGACGCCGGGCCTGCAGAGCCTGTTTCTGCGGGAAAGTGTTCGACGGTGAGCTGA